TGAGACCCATGGGAGCAAGAACACCATCCGATTTGATGGTAGATGGAAACATACAGGGAACTAAAGATTTAACTTTAGGTCAAAATTTAAAAATTGAAAAAGATGGTGAAATTGGTGGAAATTTAAATGTAGAAAGAGATGAAAATATTAAAGGTAACTTAAATGTTGGAAATGATGAAGTTGTTGGTGGAAATTTGAGTGTAGAAAATAATGTTGATATTTCTGGGAATTCTAATATAGGTGGGGGTTTAAATGTAACAAAAATATCTAATACAATGGGAATTCATAATGTTGGATTGGCTTTAAATGTAATGGGCCCAGCAATATTTGGTGGTGGTTTGATTATAGCACCTTTTCCAATTCCGCCGATACCTGGAATGATACCTCCTCGGAGAAATAAAAATTCAGCCAACCTTACAGTAACAGGTAATATTAATGGACATAAAAAATTAACTTTAGGTGGAGAATTAAATGTTGGTGGTGATGGAATTATTGAAGGTAATGTTAGAGTGGCAAGGTCTGTGGATGTACAGGGAGATATTAATTTAAGAGGAAATGAAAATGTAAATGGCGATATTAATTTAAGTGGAAATGGAAATGTAAATGGAGATTTAAGTGTAGAAGGAATTTTGAATGTAGGAGAAAGTTCTGCAACAGAAAATGGATATACTTATTTACCAAATGGTATTATATTACAATGGGGAACTGGAACTTCTACATCAGATGATGAAGAATCTTTTGAGTTTCCAATAGCATTTCCTAATGCGTGTTTCAATGTTGTTACACAAAGGACGAATGGAGACGCACAAGATATCCTTCCTGTTCAGAATATCACAGCGACTAATTTTGAGATTAATAGAAATTCAGCTATTGATGGATCTGAAGGTTTTTATTATCAGGCAATAGGAAATTAAAGGAGAATGTAAATGGGAGCAAGAGAAAAAGATTTAAATCCAGATACTTTTATTGGATTACAACTTCCGTTGGGGTACTCTGATACTGGATATTTTAAACAAACTAAAACTACAATTGAACAGGCAAAATATAATATTATAAATTTATTACAAACAATTCCTGGTGAAAGACTTGGACAACCAAAATTTGGATCAAGTATACACGAACTATTGTTTGAACCAATGAATGAAGATTTTGGTGAAACAATTATAGAATCAATTAGAGAATCTATTTCAACTTGGTTGCCATATATTAATGTTAAAGATATAAAAGTTGATTTTCCAGATTACAATGTTAATCAAGTTAATATAACAGTTGATTTTGGATTATCATTTGAGCCCAACAGGTTTGGATCTGTTTCGGTAAGTTTTGATCAATTCGAATCTGCCATTAAATAATAAGGGAGAAGAAAATGGCCACAAAAGGATTAAGTAGAGATGTAAAATATGTAAATAAAGATTTTTCTTCATTTAGAGATGGATTGATAGAATTTGCACAAACATATTTTCCAAATACATATAATGATTTTAACGAATCAGATCCAGGTATGATGTTTATAGAAATGGCATCTTATGTGGGAGATGTTTTATCATATTATATTGATGAACAATTCAAAGAAAGTATGTTGTCTTTTGCAGAAGAAAAGAAAACCATATATGAAATATCACAAGGATACGGATATAAACCAAAGTTATCTTCACCTGCAGCCGCAGTGATGGACTTTTATCAAACTGTACCTTCTGATGCAAATAGTGTAGTAGATGGTAAAAGACTACCAAATGAAGATTATTGTGTGGTAGTTCAAGCGGGAACTCAAGTAACATCCGATAATGGAACAGTTTTTAGAACAGTAGATGATTGTGTATTTCGTGATTCTGGATCATTAAGTCCAAGACAAGATACCGTTGCAGAAGTGGATGATGAACAAAATATTACAAAATGGATATTAAAAAAACAAGTTAAGGCAGTTAGTGGAACGATTACTACAGAATATGTAAATTTTGGAGCAGCAGAAAAATATAAAAGAATTGCTTTATCAAGTAGCCCTGTATTAGAAATCATTTCAGTAACAGATAGTGATGGAAATTCATGGAAAGAAGTTCCATTTTTAGCACAAGATACGGTTTATGCAGATTTTGAAAATAGTACACGGAATTCACCTGATTTAGTAGATGGTAGAAATTTTGCACCATTCTTATTAAAACTTATAAAAACATCTAAACGATTTAAAACATATATAAGACCAGATGGTAGAACTGAAATGAGATTTGGTTCTGGAATATCTGCTGGTTCGGATGAAGAAATTATTCCAAATCCATCAAATGTTGGTTCTAATTTACCAGGAACACCAAGTTTTCTTGATACAGCATTTGACCCAGCAAACTTTTTAAATACGGCAACTTATGGTCAATGTCCAACTAATACAACTCTTACAATTAAGTATTCGTTTGGTGGGGGTACAAGCGATAACGTGGCATCTAACAAAATAGGGAATATTACTTCAGCTGAGATTTTGTTTGATAGTTCATTTAATTTAAGTACACCCTTAAAGACCCAAACTCGGAATTCTGTAGCAGCAATAAATCCACAACCAGCAACTGGAGGTAGTGGGGCAGAAACACTTGAAGATATTAGAGTAAATGCATTAGCTTATTTCCAAGCACAGAGTAGGGCAGTAACTAAAGATGATTTTATAACTCGTGTGTATTCGTTACCACCCAAATATGGTAATGTTGCAAAAGTTTATATTATACAAGATGAACAAGTTGCAGCAGGTGACCAAAATATAGGAGATGCAACTTACCAATCAAATCCATTAGCATTAAATATGTATTCACTTGGATATGATCAAAATAAAAAATTGATTGCTTTAAACGATGCAGTTAAAGAAAATATAAAAATATATTTAAGTCAATATAGAATGATGACTGATGCAATTCAAATTAAAGATGCATGGATAATTGATATTAGTGTTAAGTTTGCTATTTATACTCAAAAAGGATATAATAAAAAAGAAGTATTGTTAAAATGTGTTGATAGTTTAAAACAATATTTCAAACCAGATAGATGGCAAATTAATCAACCTATTATTTTATCAGATGTAGTATCTGAAATATTGAATGTTGAAGGAGTTGGTAGTATAGTTAAACCTGTAGAAGATAGAGATGAATTAGTTATTATTGACAATAAATGGGGAGGATCATATTCACAAAATATATATGATATGAAATCTGCAACTATTAATGGAGTTATTTATCCGTCAGTAGATCCTGCAATATTTGAAGTTAGATTTCCAAATGTTGATATTCAGGGTAGAGTTATGGGAGATGTATAATGCATTATTTTGAATACGCAACAAAAGATACAACACTATATGAAGCAAGTCAAAGTTTTAATGCTGGACTTGATGAAATTCTTGAAATTAGAAAAGATATGAATGACTCTGGTACTGTCATTTTTGTTTCAAGGGCATTAATTAAATTTGATTTAACTGAAATTTCATCTTCTATTACTGCTGGAATAATGCCATCTTCGTCTGCAAATCCAAAATTTTATTTAAATTTATATGACTGTAATTCAGAGGGGCTAAGTACATCACAAAAATTATATGCATATCCAGTTAGTCAATCTTGGGATAATGGATCAGGTAGATTAGATTCAAACCCTGGAATTGAAGATGGTGCTGGTTGGAGATGGAAAGACAATTCTACTAAGAGAAGTCAATGGAGTAATACTATTTCTGGATCAGGTGGAACTTGGTATAGTGGAAGTGGATATGAAGCATCTCAATCATTTAGTCATGAATCTGCAGATGTTAGAATGGATGTAACTAATGTTGTTTGGAAGTGGTTACATAAAACAGTTCCAAATGAAGGATTTATGTTAAAGAGAAGTGGTAGTATTGGAAATACAGATAGTGGTTCAAGTGACGCAGAAGGAAATACTACACGATATGGTACATTTAGTTTCTTTGGTAGAGAAACTCATACGGTATATCAACCAAAACTTGAAGTAGTTTGGGATGATTCTAAATGGGTAACCGGTTCTTTATCAGCACTTTCATCTGCTAATTTAAGAGATATGGTTTTTTATATGCGAGGATTAAGACCAAAATATAATGAAAATTCAAAAACAAGATTTAGAGTAGTAGGGAGAGAAAGGTATCCCGAAAAGTCATATTCAGCAACAGACCAATATCAAACTGGATATCAATCTGTAAAATATCTACCAAGTGGAAGTACTTATTATCAAATTAGAGATGCATATACTGAAGAAGTAATTGTTCCATTTGGAAGTGGCTCAAGGATAAGTTGTGATTCCACAGGAAATTATTTTAATTTTTGGATGAACGGACTACAATCAGAAAGATTTTATAGAATAGAGTATAAGGTTGTTAGTGGTAGTGGAACTGCCGATGAAACTATTGAATATTTTGATGAGAAACATTCGTTTAAAGTAGTGAGATAAAAAATGCCATATACAAAAGATGAATTAGAAAATCTTGAATTTTATCAAGATATAGCTCGAAGAGATGAGGCTGAATATGTAATGAGAATTGCAAAGAATGTTGATGAAGGTGATACGAGTAGTGGTATTCTACGAGATCAATCTGGAAATATTATTTTATTTGAAAAAATTACTCCTGGACAAGGAACTGATGGAACAAGTCATCCATACAATTATCTATTGTCTTGGACAAGAGGATGGTTTATATATGAAGAAAATGAAGAACTTAATAATATAATCGATAGAGAGTTTACGGAATTTTAATGCCACATCCACTAACATTAGATCCTATAACTGGAAAATTATCAAGATTAAAACCAGAAGATTTATCACTAATTGGAGTTAGTGGTTTAAATGAGGGTGATCAAATTGCACCATTCGGT